GCCCTCTTCCAATGAACCGTAGAATCCAGCCTTGTCAGTTCTTTGCAAGAATTGATCGTCTGGTTGTACGTTGAATTGGCTTCCGGTCTCAGAGCTTGTGGCGACAGCGCGAATCAAAGCTCCTTTAGTGTTATCAACACCAACTAGGATTTGGTAATTTCCAGGAGTAAAAGCATTTCCACCGAGAGTAGCGGTTTCAGTAATATAAGAATCAAATAGTACGTTGTACTTCTTATCCAAACCAAGCTCAATCAACTCGATGATGTTTACACCATAGATCTCTTGCATACCAGCGTTACGATAGATCTCTTCTCTCATTCCGTCAGGAAGAGCAATAGCAGACTCAGTGGCGGTTTTGGTAATTGTTCCAGATCCAGAACCTTCAGTTCTTACTCCACCAACTGTGTTTAGCGGGTTATAAGCAAAAGCGCGAATCTTTTCTTTAATCTCAGGAGAGACGTAAAGATCAGTCAAGCCAGTGCTATATGGGTCAGCGGGAGTGCCACCAGCCCAAGATTCATTGATTCTCTTGACGCGAGTCATGAGCTTGTTGAGATCGTCTAGCTTAAATTGCCCAGCGGTTCCAGCAGCAATATAATGCTTGAGGGCAGCTGCGCCCGAAGGAGTAGTGGAAGCTTCGCCAAGAGCTTTGAGCATTACGGCCCAAGCATTACGCTCTTGTTTAATCAAAACTTCTTGAGACATGCGCTCAACCAACTTAGCGATAATGTCCAAGCGAGCTTGGCGAGCATATCTCTTGTTGATTGAAACTGCGCTATCCAAACGATAAGTGGCAATTTTTACCTCTTGAACTGCAGAAACGTCTTGAGCTGAAGGCAAGCCACCAGCAAGAGTTTGCGAATAAACGCTAACGTAACCGTTATTTAGCTCTTGATAATAAAGATCAAGAGGATAACTTGGCGAGTCATTTTCATCAAATGGAGCGTCAGTATAAACCTGAGAGGCAGTACCAGCTTGCAAAATTACTCTTTGAATGACAGGTCCAAGGAAAGCGGCGAAAGCTTCAGAAGCCTCAGCAGCGACTAATCTATTTTTGGAGCCAAGAGCCTTAATTAGCTCTACTTGCTCGGGGGTATTTTTTAATTTAATTCTCATGTTAATCCTTTATATTATAGGGCCAATTTAACGAGGGTTTCGCCGTTTGTATCAGCAGCTCCGAGGAACTTACCGATAGCGACGTTCGCGATGTTGGGTCCAGCTGTTCCAGTGGAAGAGGTAATTTGTCCAGTTCCACCAGCATAAGCTACTCCACCAGCAGTAGGAGTTCCAAGAACACCTTGCACTAGGAAGATGCCGCGAGTAACTACTGGGACAGCTTGCCCAGGAATTACAGCTTGCATCTCAGCAGCCTTGCGAGGATTATACTTGAGAAGTTCACCATTTTCGTCAACGTCTTTAACGTCATAGAGCATCAAACCGATTGGGGTCTCACCAGTTGTACTGGTAACAACCTTAGCGGTTACTCCATAGCGTTGAGAAACAACGTTAGTGGGTTGTAGCGTGCCAGCTCCGCCGATGAATTCTATTCCACCGCCAAGCTCAACGCCTGAATCGTAGTTTTTCCATCCGGTAGCGATCTTGACCAAGCTTCCCTTGGTGATGCTGATCGAACCAGCGACTAAACCAGTTGTGTCGTATGCGAACAGATTTAATACATCGTGTTCATCATAATCTCTGAAAGGTCTTAATTTGTAAGCCATATTTTATCCTTTATTATAATGTTTTTTTTATTTTATCTAACTATGAATCCATCATAGCCAAAAGCTTGTTTGTATTTATTGAAGAACGAGTCATCTGAAGCAGTAGAAGTCATAGGAATAGTCGCGGTCTTCTTTTCGCCATTGGCGGCGGCTTGGTCTATAACCTCAGAGACAGACGCTTTAGACTCATCGGAGTCTTCCATCTTGTCCATTTTTTCTTTATCTGCTTTCTTTTTGTTCTTCATGAATACTGCCATCTTATTTTTATAAGCGGCAAAAGAGTCGTCATCGAGATCAGCAATATCAGAAGCTAGAACTTGTCTAGTTTCGCTGTCTAGATCGTACTCGCCATCAAAAGCGCTCATTCTCTCATTGAACTTCTCATTGGCTAAAATAGCCTTTTTGTCAGACTCAACAGCTTCGAGAGAAGCTCTAAGAGCGGCGATTTCTTTCTGAAGAGAGTCTTGAGCGGCTGATAAAGTATCATACTTTTCATTAGCGGCTTTTAAAGACTGCTCAACAGTGGTTTTTTCAGCGGTATATTTTTCAGAAGCTAGTTTAAGCTCTTGTTCAATAAGATCAGAAATTTGAGAAGCAGTTGCTTGCTTCAAACTCTCATCTGTGATATCTTTGATGCTTTTAATTATCATAACTTTATAATCGTTATCTATATTTACATTTAAATTATCAATATTGGAAATATTTTCTTCTTTAATTTCTATAGAGGCCTCTGTTTTCAGTGTCGCAATGCCTTTTACATCAGCTGCGGGAGTCTCTGTTAAGCCAACTCCTAAGGGAACAACGTTACCAATAACTTTTCTGTAAACAGATTTTCTTTGGTCTACTTTGCCTGATCCGCCGAAAGCTCTAAGACTATTTTTGATAGACTCAATCTCGCTCGCGTCAGAAATAATAGACCCGTCTTCTATATTTTTAGATTCTCCATCAATCATAACTACATTGTAATCGTTAAACCCAAGCTCCCAGCTTGCGCTTACTGATTGATATTTATCACTAGTAGCATCGCTAGAATCTTCGATCTTATTAGCGAGATCAGGATTAGAGACTTTCCAAATTACGCCGCCGAGGGTTATATTGAACGGTTTCTTAAAATCTTTAACTTGCTCTTCTGAAAGCGAAGCATCTGATCCAAACTCACTAAAACCAGCAGTTAAAATTACTCCAACAATTCTTTCTCTATTGTGTTCGATATTAATTGGTTTATTAATAAAGTCTTTATAAGAAGCAATAGCAGTATCAGTATCTATAACGTCACCATTTTTGTTAACTCTATTCACAACAGCCGCATTAAAAGCGACAGGCAATAAATCAACATTCTTCTCTGTGTCAACGTTAGGTATAAAACTCCCAACTTGCATTAAAGACGCCAATGCTAAATACTTATCCTTCTCTTCTGAAACCAAAGGCCTTAGAATAGAACTAAATGTTGTAGTATATAAAAAGCTCATAATTAAATTTCGTACCATTTTTCTGAAGTCGCGTCCTCGTCCAAATAAAGCTCGTCCGCGCTGTTAAAATCGAACTCTCCGATCTCTAAAACATCCAAAGAAGCCTGAGTTAAATCTTGGTCTTCTGGTTCCCAAGAATCAGAAACGTCGATAACTCTTACGAAAGCTTTTGAAACATCTTGGTCAGCTTTTCTATAAGAATCTTTAACTTTGCCGCCAGCCATCATTCTTAGAAACATGTTTACTCTTGCCATGGCCCATTGGCCTCTTGTCATTCCTGGTCTGTGACTAGAGCTAAATGCTCCGGCTCCTCTACGATAAACTTTTTTTAATTGAGATAAGCTTACTTTTCTAGACTGCTTAGCATTGTGGTCTTTTACTTTGTTTTTTAAAGCTTCTACAACTTTATTTGAAAAAGAAATCGCATTATCTGATTTTTCCCCAGCAGAGCCTGGTTTATTTTTAGAAGACCCGCTTTTTCTTTCTGATGGCGAAGATGGGGTTTGAGCGGCCCCTTTGCGGCCAGGTCTCTTAGCTTCTATCTCTACGCTTAATTGCCCTGAAACCATCTCATTCGAGGCTATTTCATTCGCGGCGTTTTCATCGAGAAAATCAATGCAAAACTCGTTACTGTTAGGAGTCTTTTTAAAATTATTGTTTTTCATTTCAAAATTTATTTCACGATGTTATTAAATATTACACTTTTTCTCTAAGATTCTGACTTAGATTTAGCAAAGCTGCTGAAAAAATATCAACATTATGCTCTTCTGCTATTTCTAATAGCTTAATCATTTTCTTTGGGTCATCTTGTTTTTCGCCTTCGCTGTAGGCTTTTATAGAATAATCCCAATTAGTTTTTTCTTCATTAATTATAATATTCTTAGCTATTTGTTCTGATACAGATTTTTGTTCTTTAGTTAAAGATTTTTTCTTGTGTTTATTTTTGAGAAACTCTTCTACTTTAGCAGAAAGGATTTCGTACTCCTTAAAAGTTTGAGATATCGCTTTCATTGAATAAGAAGCAATAGCTGGAGCTTTTTTGCCGCCTCCAGTAGGAGATACGCTTTTGCTAGATTGAGGAGAGCTTGATCCCTGAGGCCTTCCAGTATTTGAAAAGCCAGCGGCAGCGCCTCCTGAGGCTACTGGAGCGTATAATCCTTCGTCTTTGAATGTCTTGAACTTTCTTTGAGACTCTAAAGACTCTTCTGGGTCTGGCAATCTTCCAGTCTCTATTGCCTGCAAGCCTTCCTCCGCAGTCAAAACGCCGAGCTGCACTAGCTGAGCAGAAACTCTGTTCCAAACTGAAGCGTCTTGGATATCTATTTCTTGAAAATGAGGAGTAGGAAAGTTTTTGAAACCTAAATTTTTGCAAAGTCTCTTTATCTCTGGGATCATAAAGTCATTTAAGAAAGCTTGTCTCCCTTGCTGCAATCTTTGGAAGAAAATATTTGATTTTATACTTGAGCTTGAAAACTTCTCTTCTCCAATTAAAATATTATTTAAACCCTGCTGGATATCTGTATTTACTACTTCATATTTTCTAGGATCAAGAATACTAGCGATATCAGGAATAATAAATTGAGCTTTTGTAGTAAAGTCAGAAACTAAAACTTTTCCTACTGATTGATTTTGAAAAAGAGCTTGCATTGCTTCGATATTTTTTTGATTAATATTTAAAGCGCCGCTTTTCAACTCTGAGCCCATGGTAATCAAGAGAACAGCTTGTTGAGTTGTTCTTGTGAGCGCCATGTCCATTTTTTTCATTTCCTGCTTCCAGTTAATGTCTTCCAATACCGGAAAACCCATAGGAACAGAGAATGGTTCGTAATCTTGCTTTTTATAAAATACAGCAGACACTTGCTCTGTATCCAAAGGAATTGTAATGTAGGCTCCAGCACCAGAAAGGACTTTCTTTTGTAGATTTAGTTTATTGTTTTGGCTTAAACTTTTTAATACTTCTCTATCTTCATCAGTGGTTGGGTTACGGAGCCTTTGTAATTCGTAATCAGTTAGAATCTTATAGTAGTTACCACCAACAAATGAAATATTACCACCATATTGAATGTCAGCAGGATTCAGAATCATGTACTTAGATGGCAATTCTAATTTATCCGCAGCAGAGATAGAATCCGATCCGAATACTTGAGTTATCTTAGCTACATCTCCAGCATTGACTTTGTAATCAAATCTATAAATAAAAACGTTGCCAGAGCGATAATATTCTCTGAAGAACTTGTCTACGAAGTTATCAATGTTAATTTTTATAAATAAAGCGTCTAGAAAATCTCTAGCCTTCTTGTTGCCTCCAGTAAAATAAATCTTACTACAAGAAAACTCTGTCATGAGATCAATAACATTCCTGAAAGAAGAGAAATTATAATAAGCCTTTTGGCACAAAATCACAGCGTCTCTAATATTGAGACTGCTCTTATTCTGTATGCTATTAGAATATTTAAATGGCACTAGACCATAATCAATATTATAAAATCTATCTGTTCTCTCGATGTCGCCAGCAATATTTCTGCGAGCCCTTAGGGGCGCGTTTTCGGCAGAAGCTGCGTAAGCAGTCATCATTGGTTTGACTTCTTGGATCTTTGGCTTTCTCATGTTATATAATCATTAAATGGTTTCCGCTTCTGAAAACTACTCCCGAAGGAAGGCTTCCTGTTTGTGCTTGAGTTGGCAAATTCGGCAGCAACACGTATCCAGACAACCCGCTGATAAGAATAGACGTTCTGCTTGAATGCCCTAAAATCAAAGTATAGTCATCGAACAACTCTATCATTGGCAATCCATTAGAGTCAGTCACAGCGAACAAAGAAGCATTGGCCCCTGTTTCAAAGTAACTAACAAAAGTGCCGGCATTTCCAACTATAGATACAACTCCAGAAGAAGCAACAAGAGCTATATTAGTTGGGTTAGTAGATCCACTAATATTTATTCTTTGCGCAGTTATCGGAGATGCAAAAGTTTTTGAGCCGCTAAAATTAAAATTATTTCCACTAGCTATATTATTTACATTTGTGGCGCTAGACCCAGTTGTAATTTGATTATTAAGCGACCCAGAAACTGTATCTGTATAAGATTTTAAAGATCCACTTGCTACGTCAACCTTTGTGCTGACGCTGCCGCTAGCAGAAGCAATACCGCTATTCAAGGCTCCGCTTAATGAAATAGTATAACCGCTGAAATAATTTATTTCTGCTAATAAGTAATTTCCAGTGTCATTAAGACGAGTCGAAAGAGCTCCACTTATGCTATTAGAGAAAGCGGCCGCAGCGTTGCCAGAGCTGTCAATCTTTGTATTTAAATTTCCAGAGGTGCTGTTGATAATAGAATTTAATGTGCCTGTTGCAGAGCTCAATGCCGCTGCATCAACGTACCCCTCCGGATTAGAGGCCAATGGGTAATAATTATCATCTCCCACCTCCACAATAAATCCAGAAAACTCTGGCTGATCTACCTGCTTTCTTCTAATCAAATTAGCCATGCTATTATAAAGTTACACTAAAACATCACTGGAGTAAATGTAAATGTATTAATTTCTGCAGTTTGTTTCATTATTTCGTTATAGTATTTAACGCCCCAATTTGCCAACATAAACGCAGAATAATTATCTTTTCTAGCTCTTGTTGTTGAAGATCCTCTTTTTAAATGCTGTGGCAGATCAAAATTTTGCATTCCTCTAGAAGTGGTTGTGTATTCTACTAGAGCGCATTGTTTTTTAGTTTGATAGATGTAGTCGTCTTGATTTTCTATGAAATCTAAATTGCTCCAATCAGCTTTATCTCCTGTAAATATTAAATCTTTAGGAAGATTAATCCCAACAACATTATCGAAAAACTTATCATTAGAGCAAACTCTAGAAGCAAATAGCACTTTCTTATAATCTATACAAGCCTGCAAATATTCATTGCCTTTTCTTATAAAGTTAGATGTAAAGACTTGATTAAAAGCTATTCTATGATCAGATAAATTATATTGGGACTTAGCATTTCGTAATTCCATTTCGAGATCTTGGCCTTCGGCTTCTGAATTGAAATTAAGAGTTTTCATATTTATTTTTGCAGCTTTAAATATCTCTGACTGGTTGCATGTATCAATAAAAATATCTGCGCCAGCATTGTCGCACATTATCATAACGACATTAAAATAAGTCATGATGTAAGAAAAATACTTAACATGATTATTTAAATTCCCAAGGCCAGCGTAAGTATGCACAAGAATTCCAACTCCAGTCTCCTCATCTAACTCCATTACTGCTATAGCGAAATAGTCTGCATTTGGGCTATCGCTCATGTTAGGGTCTATGCCAACAATATACTTCTTATTACTAGTTCCTTTTACTAGGGTGTGAGGATACTCATCTTTAAGAGTGCATAGCTCCATCTTTTTTGCGCTAAAATAACTGTCTGAACCATCAGTGAATTGAGCGCAATACTCTCTAAGGAATGAAGAGTGAGAGGATCCTCCACCTTGAGCTTCTTCGATAATTGTTTTGTCTATCATCTCTGGCGGCAGAGCCTCATACCCTAGCTGAGAAACGAAATAACTAGACTCTTCTTTTTCTGGAGAAGTAATTTTTGTGATCCACTCTTGATAAGTCTTATATAAGTTTTCGAATGTATAACTAGCAGAAGACAAAGCTATCATCTTAGAATTATTTACAAAAACCATTCTGTCTTCTTCTTTCATCTTGCCTTCTGCGACAAGCAAGTCTTCCATTTCACGAATATTAATACGCCTCGTCATGTCTTGCGGGGCAACAAGGAATGGCATCAATACATTTTTGATAATTTCCTCTGGGAGTAGTAAGAACTCGTCAAGCACAAGAATGTTCGCACGAAAACCACGAATCTTTTCGCCGCTTAGAGGAATAGCTCTGATTGATCCGCCATTAATATCCCATTCGTAAAGATCATTTCTTTTACTTTTAGCGCCGAAAGCTTGCATCAGTAATTCTGCGCCTTTTGTTTCGGACATTTTTTCTATATTATTAAAAATAGCTCTTGCTGTACGAAAAGTAGGCCCAGCTATTAAAATTTTTGTATTAGGCTCAAACACACACTGCAATACGCAATAAACGCTAGCTATAAAAGATTTCGAGCAGCCACGGCCCCAAACGCACATGTTAAAATTTCTATTAAACATTCCTTTCAAAGTAATTTCTTGATAAGGTGCTAGTTTAATACCTGTTAGCAAATAAGTAGTAAAATATAAATTTTGACGTAGAAATTTACAAAGAGTTATCTTGGCTTCCTTGTCTTCCAACTCTCCTTGAAGCTTTTTAAAAGTTTCATTGTAGTTTTCTGTTTTCTTTTTATATTTTGTTGTTTCGTGCCACATATCACAGTAGTTTTAAGTCGTACATTAATTGTAAGTCATATTTTTTATATTCTCCTTCACTAAAAAATATTTTTTTCATTATCCTGACAGACTCTTCTCTGCCATCTGCAAATAAGAATTGCACGTTAGAATACTTTTGTATCAACTCTCTTACGTTGAAGAAAACAAACTCTGGAGTAACTTTGATTTTTTTAGATACGTAATTAAGATATTGAAAGCTTAAGCACTCTTGCAAAGGGCGCTCTACTAGTATTATAAGGTTCGCTTCTGCCGCGACTGAACGTTCTATTTCTCGGCAGAATCTCTCGTAGCCGCCGCTCATTGTGCCAATAAAATCAGATATAGATTTTCTTTCTATATAACATTTGTTTTCTGGGTCATTAATAGCGTAGTCTCCGAATTTTAGGCCTTTAACTTCGGTAGGGTAATCTATAACTAGAGGCATTTGCTATCTGGTATCAATA